GTTAGCCGTCGGACACGACAACTTGGTGACCGCGAAATAATCGAAATTGCTATTGGGCAAATGGATGATCGGATACAACGTGGCGGCAATTCTACAGCCCGCGCGTTGGACCAAGCTTATAAGTTACGAAGGGGTAGATAATGGCTTTGTCACCAGAAATGCAGCAGCGCTACACTAGTGAAGTTGACGTAGACTGGTGGGACGCTCTTATTCTTTCTCATAGCGCTGCTGGTTCATATTTTTTGACGAATGACCATCAAGCACAAACTGGTTTGTTTGAAGGGGTTAATCGGGTTTTCCAACCCATACCGTTTGAAGTTGTGCTCCCTGTTGTGGATGCAGAGGGACAGCAGGATTTAAGCATTCGGGTTTGCAATATAGGTGAAGAGATGTGGAATGCTCTTCAGAATGTTCGTAATAGACCTGAAGAGCCAATCCGGTGTCGCGTTACCCAATACATCAAAGGGGTGCTAGACCCGCAGTACGATCCTCCTTGGGATCTTAGTCTAACGGATTTGACATTAGACACGTTCGTCATGTCTGGGACTGCCACTAGGGTGGACATATTCAACGCAAGATTTCCTAGAGAACTTTATAGACCGGACCTTTACCCGGGTCTGACTAGAAGATGAATGATTTGATCGGAAAACCGTTTCAGTGGCAGGGCCGTGGGCCAAATGCTTACGACTGTTGGGGGCTGACTCTGGAAGTTATGTCTCGGTTAGGTATCAATTGTGATTACGTGCTAAGTTTTGGAAAAATGGATTTCGAAGTAATAAATGAATACATAGAAAACAGCAGGGCGTCTCCAAAATGGCAAGAAGTCTCCCACCCAAAAAAGGGCGATGTATTAATATGCGGGACTTCAAGACAATGGGCTCACGTTTGTCCTTTTGTTGATGAAAGCAGTGTCCTGCACATAACCAAGGGGCAAGCCGGAGTAATAAGGATAGACCCCAGAGTACTCTACCGGCTTGGCTATAAAAAGCAAAAGGTTTTAAGATGGCTAGGATAATCATTGTTGACAATCCGCTGAACCCATCTGACTACCAAATCAGAGAATGGGTAGGCCCCTACTGTTCGAATGATGGACAGAGCGGCTTTTTGAACAAGTTTTATCCTGAGGGTTTCCCGGGCAGCCATCAAACATTTCTAAACAAGGCCCCTCTTCCTGTTGAAGATTATGGCCTGGTGCTTGCCCCGGGCGACGAAGTGGTGCTGCTTGTGGCTCCAGGCGCACCCGTGGCAGCCGCTGTTGGTGCTGTTGTTAGTGCTGTGGCTGCGAGCCCGGTGCTTGCTGCGCTTGCTGTGGCGGTCGTATCTACAGCGGTCAGTTACGCCCTAGCCCCTAGCGCTCCAAAACTAGATGTCGCGTCTTCACCATCTCAAGTGTCTCTGCCGAAAGCAGAGTCTGTGTATAACCTAGCTGTCCCGCAAAATCAAGTTAGACTTGGTGACTCAATCCCCGTAGCTTACGGGAAAAATAGAATAGTTCCTGATTATGCAACACAAGCATGGTCAAAATATCACGAAAATAACCAATGGGTGTTTTTGCTGTTCTGTCTCGGTCAAGGAGAGTACGGTATTTCTGATATTTATATTTCTAACACAAGTGTCAACCGGTTGGCTCCTGGCTCAGTGAGCTACAAATCGTATAGCCCTACTGACCATACACAGACAATCGGCTTTATAGACTCCGATTTTGTGGATACTATTGGGGGCTTTCCAGAAAATGTCATCACTTCTATTGAAGTTTCTGACATTGAATTGGAAACACCAACAGAATTGTCTAGTTCTGGTACGATTTTAGCTGCCGATGCAATTGACGTTACCACAGCCGATATTCCCCCTATCGGTACTACGATATACATTTTCGGTGTTCCCCACACTATTGAGACTGTAAACGGTTCACAGATTACAATTTCGCCAGCCACCCTTGATCAACCTTTCTTGCTCTTTAGCGCATTGAGAGGGGACGCTCGAATAGTAAACGGCGACTTAGAGATTAACGTGCTTAATTTCGACAACTTTAAGAAATTGGTTGATAACACACAAACAGGTGACGCGTTAACTGTCTCTTTTGGCGGGGCTTCTGATTACGTTATCTCTGGAGAGATTGGGGCGATAGCAATTAACTACGTCTTGACCCTGACAAATATAACCCAAACAGGCGCAAATACTTTCTCTTCGCCAGACTGGGTCATTTATACCGACATCGATATAGAAAAAGCCGCTTCTTCTGTCGGCGACCCCGTGTCGTTTATTTACTATGACGTCTCTACTTTACAACAGTTCATAGTGGGCGGACCTGGGCAGGAAATAGGCACTATTGAAATTGACTACGTGTTCCCCGGCGGGCTCTATAAAGTAAATAAGGAGTCGGGGGAGCTAGAGTCAAACAGCGTAGACTTTTTGCTGGAGGCAACACAAATAGACCAAGACGGGAACCCTACTGGCGCCCCCACTATCTCAACCACCTGGAACGAGACTCTAGCGACAACTACCCCGCAAAGGCGAACGAATGGGCTTATTGTCCCTTCCGGTGACTACTACTTGGTAAGATTTGCCAGAACAAGCGCCGCATCTGAGAATGACTCAAGAGTTGTTGACAGGGTGCTTTGGACTGGATTGAAAGGGTTTGTCTACTCTCAGTATGGGAAAAAGGGGTACGGAGATGTGACCCTGCTGGCAATGAAAGTCAAAGCAACCAACGGTATTAGCAGTAACGCTTTGAATAGGATTTCAGTATCTTGCACTCGCAAACTCAACGGGGCTGACACTACCTCTGCCCAGGATGCTTTTATTGATATATGGTCAAATGTGAAATACGGGGCAAACCAAAACTCAAGCCTAATTGAGGGGACCCTTTCCGGGTCTTTTAACGCTGTGTTTGATTTTCAATCCAATGTATGGGAGGCCCTGCAAACGGTAGCAAATGCCGCAGACTATCGCATTTTCCCTCGCGGCTCTGAGCTAGTTTTGATTGACGACAATCCTAATCTTGTCCCCGTCATGTCTTTTGTAGAAGGTCAAACTAGCGGCGGACTTATTGAAGAAAATTCGCTTAGTGTTACTTATGCTTTGGGAAACAGAACCGATGAAGACGGAGTGGAAATAGAATACCGTGACGAGATAACTTATGAACCGGCTTACGCTTTGTACCCAAGTACCAGTGTGCGCCCACGTTCAGTTAAGCTGATAGGTTGTACCTGTAACGATACAGCAGTGGCCAGGGCTAGAAAGATCTGGAATAAGAGCCAATTTAGTAGGTTTACTTGGAAATTCAATTCTGAGCTAGATGCACTTATTTTGAACCCAGGAGACGTAATAAACATAGTGCCTTTGAACAAGAGTCCAGTTCTTTGTGTAGTGTCTGAAGTACGTCACACTGGTGGAACAAAGACATCCGTCATTGCCTTTGAGTACGATGAGAGGGCTTACGCATGACTACTTGTATAGAGACACTAGATGTCGTTAGCGGTGAACCCTGTGCAGGCGGCTTAATTAGCACAGTTGATTATAATTTGCCATGCCCAAGCATTTCGGCTTTCAGTTACTCAGTGAATGCCGGAATAATCCGAACGTCAGTTGCCACTGGGTATGCAAGGCAGCGCCGCTTGTTTAGCGACAGACCGACCACCTATGACTTGACTTGGACTCTAACAACAGATCAATTGCATGCATGGGAAGCGTTCGCAAACAAGCATGGTTACGGGTGGCACTTTTTGCCCATGGTCACTGGTCAATGCCCGGTATGGCATCCTTCCGAACACCCGATTAGGTATATTTCTGATTGGCAGGTTGATCTATTAACAGAGAATGTCTGGGAGGTAGTCGTACAGGCCGAGCAGTACAAGATAGACATGGATTGTTGGCTTTGCTTATATCAAGAAAAACTAACCGAATGTTTGGTCTTTGAGGTGAATTTAGCAGACCCAGTAAACTGGATCCAATTACATCAAACCGCAGGCGACGCTGCGGCGTGGAGTGACCCTAATGGCTGAATGTTGTAACACTTTCTGTGAGGC